GCAATCGCCCAATTCATCGCCTCTGCGGCTGACCAGAAGATGAACACGATCAACGCCGTTGTCCAGGACAGAGCTGTCGATGGAAAGTTTGTACCCATTGAAAAACCGTAAAGGTAGAATTATAACCGAGGTTTCCCCGTCGTGTTCGATATGGCAAAGGCGAAGAAGGCAACTCGACGTAGAGGACCGAAATTTTTCAACGTCTATGACGCCCTTGTCGGGTATGGCAATCTAGCGATCCTCACCCAGGGAACTCTTGGAGCTGGACCAGTAGAAGTGGTAACATCAACTTTCGATATCGGCTACAAAGGCGTCGGAGATGTGGGACTCGGATCTGCGGCGACTTCGATGCAGATGACTGGAACCGATGTCATCAGCCTATCCGACATCCTCAACGAGCCTACGATGTCCTTCGCTCAAATCATGACGAACGCTCGCGCCAACGCAGTTCCAATGGCATTGCAATCAGTGACCTTCAATGTCGGAGCCCGGATTTTTCGCAAGCTGATGCGGAAAAATTTCACAGCCGCAAATCGACTAGTTAAGCCCCTCGGACTCAATGTGAGGCTGGGCTGATGGCTGACGTTCTAGCCTCTGGCGTCATCTATTTCTCTGATGGGACAACCGTTCCAGTGCAGAACACGGCACAAACCGAGGGATCTAAGGAAGAGATTTTGACGGACGCTGAGATAACAACGGTGGCCCAAAGTCTAGGAGATTATGGCCCCAAGAAAACAGTCGTCGCCGGCTATATCTGCGTCAAGAACGCCGCCGCCTATTGTTACATCGAGCGCCAGGGCGTTCCTATCTCCTTCATCAACATCGGAAACGCGGGTGTGGCGGGTGGGGCTTATTTCCCAGCGTCAGCAAGAGTCATGCTGCAACCTGGCGACAAGCTGTATGCTTACGCCCAGACTGCTGCTGACCGCACCGCCAGTCTGCTGACCCAGACCAACCAGGGAAGCCATCGAGTTTTCCAGGGCACCCCGTCCGGATCCGGCAGTACTGCCCTACTGGATACGATCACCTCGAACACTATTGGCGATACTCTGGGCGGTTCTTCCGAGGTTATCCAAAAGGCGATGTTTGTTTCAGGCGATGGCACTCTGCTGACCTCGGCGGGAGGAGCATGGATCAAGAACAACATCGGCAACGTATCCGGGGCGTTTGCTGCCCAGGACTCTGAGAACCACTTCCCGCTTTTCACCACATGTTCAATTCAGGTCAACCTGAACTATACTGCTGCTGTCGAGCTTTCCGCCTGAGGTGCAGGGCTATGGCGATATCTAAGCGAGCAAAAGGCCGGTTCTCAATTATGAGCGCCAGCGAGAAGGCGGCAGTCAAGAAGTCAGCAAAACTCTTGTTTGACTGTGAGTTGATGGGCGTCAAGCGTATGCGTGAAATTGTAAGATGGGCCGAGAAGAGGTGAGCCACATGCCGCACCCAGATTCTGCAGCCATATCCCCGCGTGTACTCAAGCTACTGAAGACAAAGACCCTGGAGTCTGGGGATGGTGCAACCCAGATATCCTTCACTGATGTGCAGAACGTCGGTGATCCGATTAGCATAGAGGAGTTGAATCGAAGGGAACTCTATCTCCTTGTCCTGGTGAATCTGGCCAGGCTAAGTTGTAAATCCGAGTGGGAGGGGTTGTTAGGATGAGAGCTGAGGATCGTAAGCCGTCGAAAAGGGTCTTCCCACTGCTACAGAACCTCGACCTCGATGGCGTAACGTTCGCCCAGGTACAAAGCGTAGGCGATCCGATCACCCTACAAGACATGAATGAACAAGAACTCCAGGATTTAGTCCTGGTGAATCTGGCTAGGCTCTGTTGTGTATCTGAGTGGACAGGCCTGCTCGAGGCTGGGGGAGGAGGCAACGAGTTCAACGGAGAGCTGACGCAATACAATTGGGACGGTGACACCGATCCGATCCGTGTCCTCGCCCTGGCACCCTATGGTTGCGTAGACCGCAATCACAGTGACCAGGGCATATCAAACGGCCAATTGACATGGTTTCCCTTCATCTCGCCGTCTACGGGCACCGTGTCCGAAGTGGATGTCTACATGAACCAGAACTCAGGAGGAACGGGAGCGCTTGACCTAGGCTTCTATTCGGATAAAGACGGCGTACCGCAGACCTTCCTGGGCGAATTTGTTATTGACACAACGGTCGGTGCGGGGACTCTAACTCAAACGACTTCGAGCGCCGATGTTGATTTGACGAGGGGGACTCAATACTGGCTGGGGATGTTTGGCGATACTTTCGACAGTCAACCGCAATTTACCGCGATTGATATTCAAGCCAGTGGATCATCTGCGCTTCAAGTCGCCGCTAACGGTGTCAGCGGCATTAACAATGCCATCGCGAACACCTCGTCAAGCGGCAACGCCACTATCACAGATTGGACCGCTTTATCCCCGAGCACCTCCAACCCCATCAATGTCGGAGTGAAGTTCTGATGCATCGCTCTTACACTACCTTTGCTGGGGCCGAGGTCATCGACGAGGGCGAGTTCGATGTGACATGGGAGCAGGTTCGAGAACTGCGCGACCAGGAACTCGAGGACACCGATTGGCGAGCTGTCCAGGATCGCACCATGTCGCAAGCCTGGAAGGACTTCCGCCAGGCGCTTCGAGATCTCCCCGATCATGACACGGCCAACGACGCCGCCGACAACTTCCCGGTGGCACCAGATGAGTGAGCTTACCCTGGGTGCCCGCGCCAAGGACATGATTACCGAGAACGGAGCTGCGTTCCTTCTGGGGTGGCTCCTGGGTGCTGGACTAGGTCCTGCACTCTGGGACTCGGTCACCGGGGTGCTCTGATGAGCAAGAAACCCCCGACAGAGATAATCGAGGTTCGGGTTAGTCTCCAGGACAAACAGACCCAGCAGCTAGACGCGATCATCGGCGCTTACCAGGTAGACAAAGTTAGCGAGTCGATTGACCAGTTTCTCTCCTTCGAGAACTTCTACATCGGCATTACGCTGCTGGAGATAGCGACTGGAAAGGAAATCCTTTTCGGTACTCCTAACGATATCGGCGATATCATCAATGATGTCAGAAACTGGTGGAAGGCCAATAAGGACGAGTTCGGCCCTGGGCTCTGGGCTTTCATCTTGAGGCTGATTGAGAGAGCTCCATTGACACCCGCCCAGGAAGCAGCCATCGCCCAGACTGCGACGCTCTACCAGACCGAGGCGGGAATAGACCCGTCAACCGGAGAGACATATACGAGTACAGCCCAAATCTGGGCCCAGGCATTCGGTGTGAACCTACCCTCCTGATTCAAAGAATCGAGAAATGGCCCTCCACATAGGGGGGTAACGGTTACGATTTGGGGTCATCGGTCCCTATTTGGTCCCTTCTGCGGAGAATCTCTCCCCACATAGGACAACGAGATGACCATGTGATTCTGTGCTGTTTCGTCCCGTATTGTTGGTAGAGTCCACGCATGAGTCTGGTTTCGCCCCCACAGCAGGCACACTCTACGATATCCCCGGTGAAATACCATTTCACCTTTTTCCATGTTCTCATTCGTGAATCCTCCTCTGGAGATCGGCAATCGTTGCCTCTGCCGTTCGGACCAACTTCTCAAGCTCTTGGTGACTATCCATCAACTCGTTGTATCGAACCGACCATCCTTCGTTCTTGATGATGACAGAGGATAACCATGCGGATCGGCCCTCTGCACCTTTCGCCCCGAGAGGAGACTTTCGCTCCTTCTTTGGGATACGGTCCCAAATGTCGAATGCAGCTTGAGAAAGGTTCGCGTTAATGCCAGGCATTCAATCACCTCGAGGTCGCTGATTGATTACTTCGCCCATGAATCTCTCTACAGCCTCACAACGTAGGCAATAGACTGTCCAGAAAATGATATTGTCTCCATCTAACCTAAGCTCCATCTGGTCGAAGTCCGCCCAGTCACCGCAGTGGCAGTCACTCAAGGGCATTAGAACCACTCCGGGTCATCTGTGGCCTCTGGGGCGCGTACTGTCACTCTCTCCTCCTGCAGGAGCGCCAGTGCATGCTCTAGCCCCACAACGCGGGCTTCTAATTTCGCAATCCAGTTGAACAGATCGTCTTCACTTCTACTTTCAGTCACGGGGGTCTCATCTACTTCCTTCACGAGCCTCCGAGAACCCACTAATAATTAATAACGTTGGTCAGGCGTGTGGCTAAGTCTTGGCTTCTGGGGCTCCGCCCCTTCATCCACACCTCCTCCCGCCGGCGATGACTAGCCCACTTTAGCCACCGAATATCAAGATTCTCTAGTATTTTGAATGAAATCGGTATGATTTTAGGTTGCACGGTCGGAGCACGGTCGGTAGACGGCGGTTGCACGGACATGGTTGCGTTAGAAATCATCATTTTAGGCGTTTTGGAGGTGCTTTCGCTGGCTGGATTGGTCTCCCTGGCTCTCTGGATCCGTTCCGAGTTGAAGAATGCGGTCGTTGCACTAGATCACTCGCTCGCCCTGGCTATCCAGTCGACTATCAAGGAACTCGGTGGAGGAGGATCGGCTGGATTTGAACCAATCAATCCAATTGCGGGCGCAATCGCCCAATTCATCGCCTCTGCGGCTGACCAGAAGATGAACACGATCAACGCCGTTGTCCAGGACAGAGCTGTCGATGGAAAGTTTGTACCCATTGAAAAACCGTAAAGGTAGAATTATAACCGAGGTTTCCCCGTCGTG